CTTTGCTAGGTGGAACAAGAACAGAGCTATGCCTGAGTGGTTGCAAGCTGTTGCATAGTAGCCACACAGATATAACAAAAGAAATTTATTGCTATCTTGGATCATCAAGTAGTGATATAACAAAGGCACAGTTGCCATAACAAAGGAGAATAGATAAGATGATATATTATGATGACGTAAAATTGTGGACAGTTCATACTAAAGAGACAGAGTACAACCAGAAAACAGGGAAGCATAAAAAGTTAAAGACCCCTGTAGTTACTGAGAAAGTACATATGTCTGATGTACATGCTTATGATCTAGGTGAATTGTACGACTTAATAAAGTTTGCTACAGAACGAGACCCATATAATAAAATTAATGTGAGTCTTACAGTTAGAACAGAATATTAATATGACAACACCAGAGATAACAAAAGCAATGCAAAAGAAGATTGAACAATTAAAACTAGAAAGCCCAAGTTTAGTAGGTGATGATGGTTACTTTATAGAGTCACCTTACGATGAACATGGTAAACTTATTAACAATAAAGGAGTAGTATAATATGCCATTTGATTTAACAAACGAACTAGACGTACCATATGACCTAGACTTTGAGGTAGGCTTTGAGCCAACCAGAGTGAAGGATAAGAAGTATGTCATTAACATGCAGACAGGTGAGCCTATTGCTATCATAGGTGAGAGTGCTACAGCTAGAAGTCATGGTGATTTCTATCGTGGTGTATGGGATGTAATGTCCAATGACCTACCTGCATCTGACCTAGAGGGTGCGAGTGTAAACTTTAAGTCAGCACGTAATGGTGGGTGGACTATGCTTGATGTCACACTACCTAAGATCAAGACAACTATTGATACGCCTAAACATTCCACTGAAATAGCACAGAGATTGATAGCTGTGCATGGTATAGATGGTACTGCCTCACCTGCTACATGGTTTGGTGCTATAGATTCCTTCTGTACTAATGGTATGATCACTGGTGATTACGACAAGGTGCGTAAGAAGAATACATCAGGCTTCACACTGTCAGGCTTTCAGCATGAGTTGTCTAAAGCTAAGACAGACTTTAACCTACAGGGTAAGAGACTACAGAAATGGGCAGAGACAGACTTTACTTATGTAAGTGTACACAAATTGCTTGAGGACATCACCAAGTCAGAGCGTAAAGCTAAGAAGATGTATGAATTGTACATGCAAGAGGCAAGTGTACGTGGTAACAATAAGTTTGCATTATATAGTGCGTTCACTAACTATGCTTCCTATGCTGATGAGCGTAATGGGTTTAGCCTACGTAATACAGGCAATGATACACAGGCTGTGAGTATGTTCTCTCGTGAGCAAGAGGTATCTAAGTGGATCAGTACACCTCTATGGTGGAATGTAGAGAACCTAAGAGAGTATGCTTAATGGCATACAAAGACCCAGAGCAGTTACGTGCGTATGATCGTGCGCGCTATCACAAGAATAAAGAAAAAATTCTTGAGCAAAAGCGTGCATACTACCAAAAGAATAAAGAAAAAATTAAAAAAATAAAGAGAGCGTATAGCAAAGAGTGGTATCTCAAGAATAAAGAAAAAAAGAGAAAGTACCACCAAGAGAATAAAGACCATAAAAACAAAATGCGGAGTGATTGGGGAAAAAATAATCCTGCTTTAGTACTACAACACATAGCAAAACGTAGGGCTAGAAAGAAACGTGCCATACCTGCTTGGCTAAAGGATTGTTCCATTGAGAAGAGAAGAGTTTATACAGTCTATCTACTCAGTCGTCTGTTAGCCAAGGCAGATGGTATTGAGAGACACGTTGATCACATGGTTCCTCTGTCAGATGGTGGGCCACACTGGTCAGGTAATCTACAGATACTAACGAAGACACAAAACTTAGAGAAGGGTTCATACTCTTGTCCTAAACTAAAGAAACAAATGAAACTTAACTTAAAGGAAGCGAAGGTGTTGTATGCTAAAGCTGCCTAGATATGTGCAGAAACGAGACACTGGTGAGTACAGGTTTAACCCACCTCAAAACCTAGTTGATGCAGGTGTAGTGACCAGAAAAACTTTTGGCACTGACCTGCAACAGGTACGTAGACTTGTTCGCAAAGACAATGAAGCCATTGATAACTGGCGTGACATACAGTCACAGGTGTTAGTGATCACAGATCGTAGCACCTTCAATGATCTAGTGGACTATTACTATATGTCTAATGATTTCAATATGTTACGTGATACAACTAAGGTGGATTACAAATACTTCTTGGGTGTAGTGTGTGACAAATTTAACACAGTTAAATATAAAAACATAAGTACTAAGGTTGCCAAGGGTGCATATGAGGAATGGGTCAAGCGTGGTGTGAGCTTTGCAAATCATACAGCTACCTGTGCCTCACGTGTATTCAACTATGCTATTGAGATGGAACACGCTATTCTAAATCCCTTTAGTAATATAAAACGTAAGGCATCTAAGAAGAGAACAGTTGTCTGGGCAACAGAGGATGTGGTTAACTTCCTTGATGTAGCCTATGCTAACTTTGAGACTAGAAACATTGGACTAATTATACAGATGGCATACGAGTGGTGTCAAAGATTGGGTGACATGCGTACCCTTGAGTGGACAGATATTGACTGGGATACAGGGGTACTACACCTTGAACAAAGCAAGCGTAGAGCAGAGGTATTCCTACCTATATCAGAGGACTTGATGGGCATGTTACAAGATCAGCGTGTAGACTTTGGCTTTCAAAGGTACGTAGCACCTCATCCTAGCCCCATACAGGGGTCATACCACCCTTATACCTTAGAGCGTCTATCTAAGAATGGAAGGGCTATCATGCGTAAGGCCAAGCTGTCTGACACACTACGTCTAATGGACTTGAGAAGGACAGGTGTGACACAAATGGTGGATGCAGGTGTCTCATTGCCACAAGTAATGTCAGTGACTGGTCATACACATGTGTCTTCTGTGCAACCATACATGAAGCATACATATGCTAGTGCAAATTCTGCCTTGACACAAAGATCAGATAGCTTACAATCAACAACAGGTTGCAACAACGAAAGTGATACATATGAATATAAATAATATTATAAATGATCTATCACTTGTAAATGGTGAAACAAAAAGGATGACTTGTCCTTCATGTAAGGGATACAATACCTTTACTGTAACTAATAATATGGGATCAGTCCTATGGAATTGTTACAAGGCAAGTTGTGAGTACTCAGGTGGTACTCGTGTTCACTTGACGAGTGATGACATACGTAAGTCTATCAGTAAGGTAGCTGAAGAAACAAAAGAGATACCATTCACTAAGCCTGAGTGGTTAGTAAAAGATAACGCAGCAATAGATGTGTTCTGTAAGCAATGGGATATAGACCCAGATGAATTAGGTCTGTTGTATGACGTAAAGGAAAGCCGTGTCGTGTTTCCTGTGGTCAAGTCGAGTGTGATGGTAGATGCTAGTGGCAGAAGTATCACACACAGGCTACCAAAATGGAAACGATATGGTAAGAGTGACTTGCCCTACTCATATGGGTATGGTAAGGTCGCTGTAGTTGTTGAGGACTGCATAAGTGCTGCGATTGTAGGTAGTGATGTATATGTTGGGGTCGCTGTGTTGGGTACGTCATTATCAGAAGCACACAAGAGGTTCTTATCGCAGTTCTCAACAGCCATTGTAGCACTAGACCCTGACGCACTACCTAAGACACTACAATTTACTAAAGAACTAAGAGGTCACGTTCATTCAGTTCGTGCCTTACGATTAACAGATGATTTGAAATACCGTAATCCTAACGACATTCAAAACCTTACAGCATTAGGAGAATAATACATGGAACTATCATTAGTACGTAGCCTTATGGACAAAGGTTTCTATGACGATCATCGTGGCGCACGTTGCCCAGATCGTTTGTTCAGCAAAGATGTACGTAAGATCAAGGCATCAATAGACCTAGCGATGGAGAGATACGAACGTACTGTTACACCTGCTGAGATTGAGGCATTGTTTATGTCCAGTAATGCACAACTTACTACAGCACAGAAGCAAGCATACTCAGCCTTGTTTAATCAGATAAAGAAAGAGTCACCTATGGGTAGTGACGTAGCACAGGAAGTGTTGTCTAAGTTATTCCAACAGGTAGTAGGA